CCGACTAAGCCGTGCTTGGCAAAGTGGTCACAGGCTTTCTGAATCTCTTCCCGAGTGTAATAGTCGCCCTGCGAGTCGTGGGTGTTAGGCTCCATCAGAGTGACGTAAAGCCGACCCTGAGTGCCCATTGTTTCACTCTTGAACTTGGTGGAGTTGATCTTGTGTTCAAAGCTTCTGCCAGAGGCATTCTTGACCACAAAGCCTTTCTGATTGGCAGGATTCATCTCGTCAAAGAGGAGCGAGACAAGCTCGACTTCCACATTGCGCAGTTCACCCTTCTGAATGATGCGTTTCTTGAATGGATACACGATACCTCCTTGGGTATGGTTTTCTATTGTGTCGTTAGTAGTTACGATTAGCATGAAACAGCTTCTCATCATCGGATTGCAGAATCTCGGTCAGGTTACCGAAGTTGAAGTCATCAGCTTTGAGCTTCCAGTCGAACTCGTAGTTGAATTCTATCGCCAAGGTGAGAGCAAGTCGCTCCTGTAGCGGCTTGATCACGAAGTGGTAGAACATAGCCATATCGCTACGGTTATCGCCACCAAGCTGTCCTGGGATAAGTTGTGAGACAATCCTTGCCGGGACCCGGTGATAAGCGAGGATGCCTTCCCTGAGGTCTTTCTTTAGGCTGAGGAAGCCGCCCTCTCTGTCTTGCTGTCTGAGTGGTTCGAGGCGTATCTTCACATCCCGGCTTTCACTCTCGATCAGCACCGTAGAGTGGCTTTTGGCGTTTCCTTTCACTTCTGTGAGTGCTTTCTCGATCTCGGTATAGGCATCGGTCAGCACTTCATTGCCCGCTTCGTCAGTGACGGTTCCGTCCCTGAGAGTGCCACCTTCCACGATCACGAAGTAGTCGATCATGAGGCCGTTCTTGAAGTTGTTGTAGTCGAAGGTCTTGATCTCGGAGAGTATCTCGACATTAATAGCTATAGGCAGGCAGGCTAAGCCCCAGGCATTGCTCTTGTGGGTACTTTTCTTGATGTGGATGATATCCTTGTAGGCGAAGTCCTTCTTCTGGTTGTTCTTCACCTGGATATAATTAGGGCGAAAGAAGCCGAACTCGTCATAGTTCTCCACGATCTGCACTTCCGATGGTAGCATGCGTTCCAGTCCCATCCACTGACCCTGAGCGTTGCGCATCTTGATCAGGAAGCCGTTTCCGCTGGCGAGATAGAACTTGATCATCTCAGCCAGGATGGTGGTCTGATCTTCACAGGCCGGAAACTCGGCAGCTTCTATCCAGGCAGTAACCTGCTTATTCTTGCACTCGAACTGCATGACGGTGGCCATTGATAGCGCATCGATACAACCGGAGTGGTATTCATCAAGATCAAGAAGATTGAGCAACTTGCTCATAGAGTATGGTGCCATCACTGTCTTTTTAGTCTCGGCTGCCTTTGAGATGAGCTGTTTGCCCACTCTCTGGCACTTTGAGAGGTCAATGGCTTCCGGCTTGTACTTGCTCTCGATCAGATCAGATACTGAGCTGATAGCAAGGTTATAGCCACCCAGTCGCATTACTCTCAAGAAGATGCTCCGTTCCCCGCTTTCAGTAGGTCGATCTTGGCGATCCGAACCAAGCGAGAGCCATCCACTCTGGAAGTGTAATACTCCACACTGGGTAGGTCTCGATTCATCAGCTTGAGATAGAAAGTCCGGAACTCTTCTTTGAGTTGGTATAGGTCAGAATCAGGATCATCCACGTTATGGGCATTGACGATCAGAAACACTGTCCAAGCGATGTCCGTGCTTACGAACTGACGAGACGTACCGTTCTTGCCTGTCTCTGAATCCAGAATCACAATAGCGCAGGGTAACTGTTTTGGAATAGCATCCTTGTTGAACTGGATGGTGGGGATATCAGAAAACTTCAGGGCATCCACTATCCGGTTCCGATCTGCGATAAACTTCTCAAAAGCACTCATAGACTTACCTCGATGGAATTGAGTTGTTGATATATCCACTGCTCCCTGTTAGCTATAACCTGAGCAAATACATTACGAGCTGCGATGCCTTCCCGTTTGATCTTGGCTTGGATCATGTGAGCGATCTGATCCACAGTGAGCAGCTTTCCACTCTTCTTATCAGTCCACGAGAGACCTTTCCGCTCTACCCATGACTTCAGTGGTGCGATGGGAGTCCAGGAAGGCACTTTACCGCCCAAGACAAATGGCTCGTGGCGTACGTTGGAGCCGACTCGAAGTGTCATACCAGAGTCGTTTGTCTCCACTATGTAACCTGTGTTTCCGTAGAAATCGCCTTTGTCGTAAATCTGCTGAGTGAGAATCTCCTTACGGGAGTCGGCATCAATAACACTCCCGATCAGATGTAGTCTGTTTTCTAGAGCAGTATAGATAGCCCTGTAAACTTCAATCATAATCTCATCCAAGGTGCTGGTATTCTGCTCAGGCATGGGCACTCCGATTGAAAATCTTTGAGATACAAAAATCTGCGTAAATCCGTTCGATCTGCGTCATCTGCGTGCTATTCATTTCAGATCACTCCTGCTCTCAGCACTTTAGGCAGTCTCGGTTTCAACTCTGTGAGTCGCTCCATGCCACTTTGATTGAGATAGTTCCGAAGCAGAGTGAGTGCCCTCAGCTCAAGCTTGGCTTTGAATGCGTCTATTTCGCTTCCTGTGAGCAGTTCGGTAGCAGACTGGTCTAATCCTACGGTCTTGACTATTCCTTCGCCCAGGGTCTTCAAATTGAGGAACTCACAAGTGCTCTGCAGCATCAGGAAACAGAACCCAAAAACGGGTTCCCTGGAGACTTTGCTTGCAAAGGATTTAGGGTGTGGCGAAAAGAGATCAAAAAGGGATCGTCTTCGGGGTAGTCGACACGAGTAGCGTCCTGGTAAAAATTATCCAAAACAAGGCTTCGAATCGTCTCCAAGACAAGCCCTCCATGCTCTTTGAAGATGATGTTATCAGCCATCTCCTTGGGCAGGTTAAGCACTGCCAAGACATCTGAAGTCTCGACGGGAATGGGAATCACTTACCTTTCCTCATCAGCTCGGAAAGCTCAATCGCTCTGCGACCAACCTGCTTTGCCCAACGGGATACAAGCATATTATTGGCAGCCCGTTCCCAGTCTCCGGCTTTGGTAAACTCCAGAGTGTTCTTGAAGCCAAGCAGACCATTGATACCGAGGTAGCAGGGTTCCCGCAAAGAAGCGAAGCGGCTTTGTGGGATGCTTATGCACATATTGAGCAGCACAGACTTACGCACTTCATCAAGACCATTGTAGATATCGGGAATCTTCGACTGAAGCTGCTTTTCGCAGTTCATGATGTCATTGATCAGCATGACGTAGGCTTCGGCTTGGGATATCCCGCAATCATCGAGATTGCGGCCAATACCAATTGTCAGCTTGCCTGCTGTACAGCGGTATGGTTTCAGCCTCAGACCTTCATGTCTGACAAGCTGCTCCTTGATTCTATCCATCAGTTTCGCTTCCATTTATGCTCCTTGAACTTACTGGATCATCGATCCGGAGCAATGAAAGCAGTCCCATGTTTTCTCACAAATACGGATGCATAAGGATGCGACAGAATTTAGGGTTGACAAATATCTCGTGCTGTAGCTCTTGTAAATTCAGGAACAAGTGAAAACAGCGATCTATTCGTTTTGAAGATTGAAAGCTGCTCTCTACTAACAAAAAGTGTGAGGAGAATTGAACTATGAACCAGAATTTATGGGGTCCCAGCAACCCCCACCCATTATCGAAAACAAAGACGGAATTGATCTGGGAGGGGAAATACGATGAATACGGCAACAGAAGAGAAATAAAACTACCTTCAACACCATATCCACTTCAAAAAATCGAAACTATTGATGAACCGCATGACAGACTGAAGGCTGACAGATGGATTAATGATAGCTTCCTTGACGAAGATAAATTCAACGAAAGCAATCACCCGGATAAATTCCGCAACATGCTAATTTGGGGAGATAACAAGCTTATTTTACACTCTTTGTTGGAGAAGTATCGAGGACAGATTGATCTCGTTTACATCGATCCTCCTTTTGATGTCGGTGCAGATTTTACAATGAATGTCCAATTAGGTGGCGGGAAAAATTCTATACTAAAAGAACAATCTATTATGGAATCTGTAGCTTATCGAGATACATGGGGAAAAGGAACAGATTCATACTTACACATGATGTATGAGAGATTATCTTTGATTAGGGAACTGCTAAGTGAGAAAGGGTCAATATATGTTCATTGTGATTGGAGAATAAACAATCTTATCAAGAGTCTGATGGATAATGTGTTTGGAGTTGAATGCTTTAGAAACGAAATTATTTGGTGTTATAGCACGATGCAAACGACTAAAACAACATGGTCAAAAAAGCATGACAATATTTACTATTATTCCAGAAATAGCAATCCAATATTCAATGTTCACGCCGTATTTGAAGAATATACAGATGATTATAGAAATAGGTTTAAATACGAAGATGAAAATGGATTCTTTATGATAAGAAGTAAGTCTGGACAAGGGGATTTGTCTTTAGAGGATGAAGCTAACAACCCTAATGGAACGTATAGGCAATACATGAAGGAAGGTAGCCTTCCAAAAGACTGGTGGGTAATTAACATGCTTAACAGCAACTCATCTGAAAGGGTTGACTATCCCACTCAAAAACCAGAAGAGTTGATGGAGAGGATAGTTAAGGCATCATCTGATAAGAACTCAATTGTCGCTGATTTCTTCTGCGGCTCAGGCACAACTTTAGCAGTGGCTGAGAAGCTTGGGAGAAGATGGATTGGGGCTGATTTAGGTAGATTCAGCATACACACCACCAGGAAAAGAATGTTGCAGGTTCAAAGAGAACTCCATTCATCAGGCAAGCCCTATCGATCTTTTGATGTTTATAATCTTGGCAGATACGAAAGACAATGGTGGCAAAAAGAGAGATTGCATGGAGCGGATACAGAGCATAGAGCTACAGTGATGAAGTTTTACAAAGCTACTGAGCTCATAAGCCCCCCAAGCACCTTACTGCATGGGAAAAAGGGTGGAGCATTGATTCATATAGATGAAATCGATGGCATGTTCACTGGTGAAGAGTTAGTCAATGTCGCCAAGGCAGCAAGCATGGCGGGAGCCAAAGAAGTTCACATACTTGCCTGGGAGTTTGAGATGGAGCTTACCACGCGCAAGCAAGCTATTGAAGCTGAACATAACGTTCAGATCAAACTCTTTTATATCCCTCGGGAAATCATGGAAAGCAACCGCACAGAATGCCAGTTTTTTGAAGCCGGATACTTGAAAGCAAATGTTCTAAAAGGTAAAGACGGGAAAGTTGATGTTGCATTGGAAAGCTTTATCCCCTCTCTGGCAGAAGCACCTGAAAAAGAAATAAGTGCCCTTAGAGAACGCTCAGTCAAGTCCCCGTTTGATTTCATTGATTTCTGGGCTGTGGATTTCGAATATAGCAAAGATAAGCCATTTGAACACCACTGGCAGGATTTCAGGATTAAAAAGAAAAGAACGCTTGCCACGAAAACAGATCTTGGCTGGAAGTATCACGATAGTGGAAAGCATGAGATTTGTGTAAAAGTGATTGATGTATTTGGAGTGGACACAACGATTGTGATTCCTGTGGAGGTGTGAATTGGCTACAATCTTAAACGACCGAAATCTTGAGGCGCTAAAACCCATTTTTAAGCCTTGGGAGGAGCCCTCCGGGTACCGGGTACCTGGAGCAGATGATGACAGCCCGGCAAGAGTCGAGCCAGGGCGCAGACCAAGCCGTTGCCCATTAGTAAGAGCTATTCGTTCTGAAGTCGATATGTGGAGACGAGGAGGCTATGCCGGAGTAAGTGAAACGAGCAGATACTTGCTCAACTTCTGGTTCAATACTGACCACATGATAAAAGATAATTCAACCGGGGAATCCTATCCTTTTCGCTATCATTGGGCACAAAGAGAAGCAATCGAATCGATCATTTACTTACATGAGCTAAGAAGAGTAAGAAATACAGCATCTCTTTTAACTGAGTTTGGAGGCGGAGTATTTGATGACATTGCCCTGGGCATTATGCCGAATGAAGACCAATGGCTGAAGTGCTGCTGTAAAATTGCCACTGGAGGCGGAAAAACAAAGGTCATGAGTTTAGCTATTGTCTGGAGTTATTTTAATAGTTTAAGAGAGCATAACTCCAGTTTAGTTAAGCATTTTGTGGTTATCGCTCCCAACCTGACAGTTTATGAGAGACTCAAAGATGATTTTGATAACAGGAAGATCTTTGATACTGATCCTCTAATCCCTGAGGAATGGAAGGGTGATTTTCAGTTAAAGACCATTCTCCAGGATGAGCCCGGTGGAGAAGTTTCCTCTGGAGCTATATATCTTACGAACATCCACCGATTGTATGAATCACGAGATAACAGCGAAAATGATGAAGGCTCCATTTGGGGACCTGAAGTTAAGCGCAATAAAGCTCTTGATACCTCCACTGCTTTGCGAGAGCGGATAGCATCTCATAAGGGGATAATGATCCTGAATGATGAAGCACACCATTTGCATGATCCTGATCTTGCATGGAATAAAGCCATTGACTCACTTCATCTTATGAACCTCAACAAAGGTCGTGATGGTGTTTGCCTTCAGCTTGATTTTACCGCAACTCCCAAGCACAATAATGGTGATTTCTTCAGGCACATAGTATGTGACTTTCCTCTGGGAGAAGCTGTAGATGCGGGTATAGTAAAGGTGCCTGTTCTTGGAGAATCAGATCGCTTGAATATTCAAGGGGACAAAAATGCTCCTGCCCCCGAAAAGTATCGTAATCATCTTCAAGTCGGTTATCAGAGATATGAGGAATCATACAAACAATGGGAAAAGGTACGTAAACCGATTCTTTTTGTAATGACTGAGGATTCTGCATCTGCTAACGAGATAGCAAGATATCTTGATAGTGATGCTTTTCCACTGCTAAAAGGGAGAGTTTTAAATATCCATACAAACCTCAAAGGCAGGATCAAAAAAACCACCAGGTATGGCAAAGAGATCAAAGAGTTCATCGAGAATGAAAAGGATATGAAACCTGATGACCTCAAAGCTTTGAGAGAAATGTCCAGAGACTTGGATAGCCCAAACAGTAAGTACCGGTGTATCGTCTCAGTGATGATGCTTAGAGAAGGTTGGGACATTAAGAATGTATCTACGATTGTGCCTTTGAGGGCATATTCTGCTGCATCAGGTATTTTGCCAGAACAGACTTTGGGGAGAGGACTTAGAAGGATGATCCCCTCTGGAGATATACCTGAGATGGTAACGGTCATCCATCATCCCGCTTTTCGTAAGCTTTACGAAGAGGAACTCCAACTGGAAGGATTCAATATTCTTGTCTTGCCTGAAAGAGATAGCCTGAAGCAGACAGTGACGATCTACGTAGATGCAGAGAACAAGGATTCCGAGAAACTGGATATCTCTATACCCTACATTAGCGACTCCATCGAAACAAGCTCAAAGCTTGAAGATCTTAGCTTTGACGAAGTAGCCAGTGAGTTTAGAAAGTATAAGAAACTACCGATTGGAAAGGCAAAATCGACAGAACTGGAGTTTAAAGAGAGGCATCTATTCACCAAAGAAGTGATAGGGACTTGGAAGCTTGACCTTGGTTTATTAAACTCTGCATGGTCTGCCCCCCACTATTTCTCGCTGATGCTTGCCAGAGCTTGTAAACTGACAGATTATCAATCGGTCCTATTGCCTTTGATACAGGACTTTATCGCTAAGCTTCTTTTTGAAAGAGAAGTGGATTTATTCTCTGGTAAAGTGGATCACCGCATGCAGGATACTGATGTCAAAGAACACATAATTGCGGTTTTTACACCACTGATCATGGCTAAAAAAACCACTATACAGGATCGCAAACGGAACAGCTCTGAGACAAGACTATCAAGCTGGAAACCTTACCAAGCTACAAGCACAGAGAAACGTCCGGCTGTTACTGCAAGAAGAACCATGTTCAATCTTGTGCCCTGTGATAGCAGCTTTGAGCAGGAATTTGCATTTGAGTGTGATAGATTAGATGATGTGGAGGCTTTTGCCAAGAATGCAGGTCCTCAAAAACTGACTATTGATTATCTGAAGCCAGATAAGCATAGAGCTCTATATGTTCCCGATTTCTTTGTAGGAGTAAAGTCTGGCGATATATACCTGTGCGAACTGAAAGGCAGAGAAGATAATCTGGTAGCCCTAAAAGCAAAAGCCGCTACTGAATGGTGTAAATCTGCATCGAAAGGAAAAGTTAAGTGGCATTACTTATATCTACCTTATCATTTGTTTCAACAAAGCACTGCAAACTCTCTGGAAGAACTTGCCCGGGCTTGTGAGCCATCTTTACAGAACTTGATTAAAGAAGGAGTATCAGAGCAGATTTATATAGATTTTGACGCTGCCCCAGATACTGATATCGCCGATCCACTCTTTGATAAGATTCTGAAGATTGGCTCGATTGAGTGCATCCCAGAAGATATTCATGAAAGCGTTAGGCAGGCTTTACTCATTCTTGATCATGCGGAAAAGACAAAAATGAATGACTATGCTCATGCCTTCCAACCGCTTCTACTCAACCTTGATGATTATGCTATGCGTTTATTAGTAAATGGATTACAAGGTAAGATTCCGACAGATATATCATGGAGGGATGCATACTTTATGCCTGATCTTTCGAATGTCTATGATAGGAAAAGAAATGTACTGGAGAAGTTTGGAAGATACCTTAGAGATAACTTAGTCTTTGCGCGTCCGATAATGAAGCTAGGGACATTACTATTTTGCTTAGAATATGCTCAGAAAGGAGGATTTGGAGCAAATGGAGTATGGAATGATGTCGAGAAAGCATATTCCGGAGAAAAGATGGGAGAGCTGTACGCTCTGCTAACTGAGGTGAATGAGTTCAGAAACACTCGTGTTGCCCATGTGGAAGTCAAGCTGTCTGATGTGAATGAAGCTTGGGAGAATATGGGGAAGTGGGTAAAGTGCCTAGTGAAGATATCAGGACTGCAACATCGGCACTGGAAACAGAGTTATCATTAATCAACACGGTAGAACTAAACCATCTAACAATAAACACAATAATCAATAGGAGGAAATCATGAAAAAAAGATTCTTCATGATCGTTATTGCTCTTCTGATTGTACTTATATCGCTCAGTTGCAGCAAGAAAACCACCGAGCCGGAGGTTAAAAAAGTAGCCACACCCTCTTTTACACCTCCCGGGGGTAGATACACGAGTTCTCAAACTGTTACGATGCAAAGCACGACTTTGGGAGTTACAATTGTATACACAACTGATGGAACAGAACCGAATTCAAGCTCACAAGTTTATAGCAATCCGATTAATGTAGACAGATCCACAACTATCAAGGCAAAAGCATTTAGAGATGGATTGTATGACAGCGCTACGGCAAGTGCAACATATACAATCGGAACAACAACACCACCGCCGCCTGCGAACTTCGTTTTTGTGCAGGGTGGTACTTTCCACAACGGCACTTCCAATGTAACCTTGTCCTCTTTCTATATCGACAAATACGAGGTAACTCAAGCCAGCTATCAAGCCGTGATGGGGACGAATCCATCTCAATTTTCTGGCTATCCCAATCGTCCCGTAGAGAGGGTATCCTGGTTCAAGGCGATTGAATACTGCAACCGCGGCAGTATGCAGGAAGGGCTTACACCTTGTTACACATATAACGATGGCACAGACCATGGCACCAATCCCGATAACTGGCCCTCGGGGTGGAATACCAACAATAACAACCACACCAACGTTTCCTGTAACTGGACTGCCAATGGCTATCGCCTACCCACCGAGATGGAATGGATGTTTGCTGCCAAGGGTGGCAACCAGAGCCAGGGCTACACCTATAGTGGAAGTTATGATGTCAATGCTGTGGCATGGTATTATGATAACTCCAGTAGCCGGACTTGGGATGTAGGACTAAAAGACCCCAACGAACTTGGTACTTTCGACATGAGCGGTAACGTCTGGGAATGGTGTTGGGATATCTGGGGCACTTATCCCAGTGGCAACCAGAGCAATCCGACAGGCCCAGCGAGCGGATCCTACCGTGTGTGGCGCGGTGGTTGCTGGAGCAACAGTGCCAGCCTCTGCACTGTTTCGCATCGTTACAGCGACGTTGCGACGGACGCGTACAGCAGCATAGGCTTCCGCGTCGTCAGGGTATCCCTTTGATTTTTGTTTTTTGTCCTTTTTGCCTTTTGCAAATTTCAGGACGAAGGAATAAGGTTATGAGCTTACGACAAGGTGGGGGTGCAGGGGGATTTTTCCCCCTGCCCGCCGCGATTTTTGGAGATATATGTATCGCTTGATCTTAGTGCGTTTCGACCGCGATACCGGTCGCTTTGAGGACGAAGAATTCAATAAGTTTTGTGCCGAGCAGAGCATTGTCCGAATCGAGAAAGAATTCATCAATACAGGTGGCGAGATCTATTATTCGTTTTTCATTGAGTATGTATCACGTAAGGTAAGCCGGGGAAAGACAAGCACAGACGATCTGAGCGAGCTGGAACTGGCGCAATACAACGCGCAGCGGGACTGGCGTAATGAACTGGCGTCCGGAGAAGGGATCCCGGCATACATCATCATGTACAATTCCCAGATTCATGACATTGTGAAGCGGCAACCGAAAGCAAAGTCCGATTTTGCTTCGATAAAGGGAATGAAGCAAAAAGGGGATAAATATGGCGAAGAGATAATTCGGTTGCTACAGGAGGTGAAGCTTGAACAGCAAGAATAACTATCCCTTGTATGTGAAGTGGCTGGATATCGTGCCCTGGATCATGGCAAGGACAGAGCGCTTTCCAAAGAACCTGCGCTATTCGTTATCCCAGAAGATAGACAACACCTGTCTGGAGGTTTTGGAGCTGATCGTGCAGGCGATATATAGCCCATTACTTGGATGGAGAACTCTCATCATTTGGGAATGTATGATTAGAGAAAGCAACGATACCGCCAAACTAATTGATATTGTGGAATCATGGCTCCTATCAGGAGAGGCTTCCACGGAGATAGGATTGGTGGGGGAATAATTTCGTGACTAGCCATGATGACTATAGTGTTCATATAGTATGCTACAAGGAGAAATAAATGTTGAAGAATGCTTCTGATCATTTACTGGGAAGGACATTAGCAACCGGATGGGACGTTATCGAAAAGTGTTCGCGTGACGAGAATGCTACTGGCGGTGCATTCTCAAGTTGTTACAAAGTTAAAAAGAATGGTGATCCCAAGTCGAGTGTTTTTTTTCTAAAAGCATTCGATTTCGATAGTTTCTTTCATCCTTCTACTCCAGGTATAAGCGTAATGGACATGATAGGTGAGATGACAAATGCTTTTCGATATGAACGAGATATATCAGAATTTTGTAAGAATAAACACGTAACAAAAGTGGTTCTGGTGAAAGATTCTGGCGAAGAACTAGTAGATGGGTTTTCTATCCCAATAGTACCGTACCTCATTTTTGAGCTAGCAGATTGTGACGTTAGGCACATGCTAACCTCGTATGATCACACTGATCTTACATGGAAATTTCACTCTCTACATAGCGTAGCAGTTGGTTTAAAGCAACTTCATCAGCACCTAATATCTCATCAAGATATTAAGCCATCTAACATCCTTGTGTATCGGTCAGATAGTAAAATAGGTGATCTTGGCAGGACCCAAACTTTATCAATGCAGTCTCCTTTTCAAAAAATGAATTATGCTGGCGATAGGAACTATGCACCACCTGAGATACTTTATAGGTATTATATCCCAGATTGGCACTTAAGAGCTTACGCAATCGATATGTATCTACTTGGTAATTTATTCGTTTTCTATATAACTGGGGTTACCATGAATTCTTTGTTGAAGGACGCATTGCCAGAAGATATTAATTGGGAGCACTGGAGAGGAAGCTATAAAGATGTTTCTGACTATGTTGTTAATAGTTTCAATACTGTTTTGACCAATCTCAGAATTGAACTACAAAGTTGTATTGAAGACAAAGAAATTCTTGAGGATGTAATTCTGTTCGTTAAATATGCCTGTCATCCAATTCCTGAGTTGCGGGGTCATCCAAAAAGCGCATCAAATGATCAATACAGTTTTGAAAGATTGATTTCAATCTTAAATCTGTTATATTTCAAGGCAAGGCATAGGATGTGACTTATGGCCGTTTTTAATGTGGATAAGGCAAGGAATGTTGTACCCAATCTAAGAGATTTTGTTACAACTGCGAGGCTGGGAGAATTATCAACACCCAATGAACAACACTACTCACAACATGATTTTCATGGGCTTATCAGTTTATTGAATCAGTGGAAGCAGAGCCCATGTTTATCTGTAGCACTTGACTTGTTGAATTATACTTACGTCACAAATGCGGACGTGTCTGATAATGAGATACAAGCAGCCGCGAAGCTTGTACTCTCCCATGATAAATCTACTAACCTACAGAGAAAGTTGGTTAGAAGAATTCTAGTAAACGAAGGCACAAATCTTCAGGGTTTGTTTGAACGAAATCATCTGTCTGAGAATTTGAACGCAGACACCACTCAGATTTATCAACGAATAAATTTTCTTAAAAAACTGCTGATTGACATGCCCAGTAATCATATTGCATATGCTGATATGTCTAGGCTGTATTCTATTATTGGCCAAGAAGATAAATCTCTTAAAAACATGTATGTTGCTTTTTCGCTTAATCCCAATAATCGCTTTGTCGTAAGGTCTTTCATACGATTGTTGGTGCATTATCATGAAGATAGGTGGGCTTTATCGCTACTTCATAAACACACCGACAATATCATCACTGATCCATGGATTCTTTCAGCCGAAGTAGCCTTATGCACTATGCAGAATATGACATCTCAGTATCATAAAAAAGCACTGCGCATGATTAACAATTGGTCAAAGAACCAATTTCACATATCAGAATTATCCAGCGCTTTAGCTACTGCTGAGATGTACGTTGGAGATCGTAAGCAGTATAGAAAGCTGTTTAAGAATTCTGTTATTGAGCCAAACGATAATGCTTTAGCACAGATTGAATGGGCTTCAAGTAAAGACAATACTTTAAGTATCGACCTAGATAAATCACAGTTAACACTCATGCACGAAGCAAAAGCTAGAGACTATTTCTATAAGAAACAGTGGGATAAAGCTCTCATATACTTGAATAAATGGCAAATCGACCAACCTTTCAGTAAAACACCATTACTAATGAGGGCTGGGATAACAAGCTCTGTATTCCATAATCACATAGAAGCAGCTGAAATAAGTAAGGGGGGGTTGGTTTCACATCACAATGATCCTCAACTTTTAAACAATATTGCCTACTATTACGCTCTTCAAAACCAGTGTGATGATGCTTTATCTTATCTACAGAGAATTGATCACGCCAAATGCGATCCTATTTTGGTGATGTGTGCCATTGCCACAAATGGACTAATTGAATATCGGTTGGGGCATGTTGAGGCAGGAAGAGCTCTTTATAGACAAGCAATGATGAGAGCTGAACAATTAAGGAATGATGAACTATATAATCTAGCCAAACTAAACCAGATCAGGGAGGAAGTTATTTATCTAAAGTCGATGACAAGCGAACAAATGGAGTTTATAGATAGATTAAAGGGCGGAATTCCCCTTGATGCTGAGTTTATCAAAAATGAAATCCTCTCAATGATTCGGACGTAACTATGTTAGCTGTGTCGTCGTCCTACACTTCCAATGAAACGGCGGGAACGGAGTATGTGCCCCTGAGACACCGACCGGGTTCATCTCTGAGTCGTATTCGATCTGCTCGTCCTTGATCCAAGGTGCTAGGGCTTTGATGTAGTCTCTGGCATCATCCAGACTATTGGATTTGGTATCCAGAGCCATAAGGTTATCCATCACCTCGATTGCATCGTTTAGGGGATAGACCCTGTCTTGGGCAGCCAATGCCCGGCAGATATCACTGGTGCGGTCATCCAGGATTACCACGAGCTTGTAGTATCTGGCTTTGGCTTTCTTGTAGCCCTGCAGCCTTCCGAATTCTCGTATTCTCAAGGCGGTATGCTCTGCCAGTCCCTGCCAGTAATTGGATGATCTGTTTGCGATGTCATTGAACTGGTCTTTGAGGGTATCGGCCAGCATCTCCTTGGTATAACCCTGCTCGATGGCTGTTGATAGCACGTCTGCGAAGTTCTGGCGCACGTCAGCCTCGAAGTGGTTGCCTATCCAGAACAGCTGCTGTTTCTGGATAGTAGATGATAGATGCTGATCTTCTATACCCCAGAGCCCGATGCTGGTCTTGGTTGGGGCTTGCACTTGGGTGTCCCTCAGTCCGAGCCGCACACAGCGGTCTATTATCGCTTTGGTGGGCTCATTGACCAGCGCTGCGAAGTCATCTCCCAACTGGGTATTGATGATGCCCATAAGTTTATCTATTGAGCCCTGGTTGAGCTTCTCTGTTCTGGGCATGTCACTCAGCATCTGGATGGCAAGCCTGGCTGCATCTCTGATCTCGGTTTTCCAGGCATTGTTCAGGACCCGGTAGTACTCAAGCATAAGCTTATCGTAGTAGTTCATCAGAAGGAAAACCTCCGGACTTTAACTCTGTTTCTGCCAATATCGTATTCGGAGAAGCGTTCCAGACATCCGGCAAGTGCATCGCAGGCATCGATATATCCATCAGGATAAGTGAGGAATTGGCTTATCAGGATTGGCGTATCTTGTCCCTCCGGAAAGAGTATCTTGGCAGTCTCGATAATGGTTTCAGTTCTCTCAATGCGCAGGTTCTTGTTATCCTTGTTATCGATCCGCTTGATGCGGTGGCTTATCGGAGGTAGATTGATATCCGTAGCCCACCGATCGAAGTCGGCAAGGATACGAGCTTGCCCGTAAGTGGTTTCACAGGCTGCTCGGGCTTTTACTCTGTAGATTCGATCCAACTCCTGATAGGCATCGTAGTAGTATCTGAAGAACTTGGTGTTCTCAGTTTGACGTATCCAGACATGAAGCACGTAGAAACGGTTTCCATCGTAGCCTATGGAGATGACAGCTTTGAAACAGCCCTTCTCGCCCCAGGCAGGATCGGCATAGAGCCAGACCCGCTTCATTTTACCGGGCTCAGGCAGGGTCCGGTACTTGGAGAACCAATGGTTCTTGAAGATGTTTCCCTCGATGACAGGCTGACCGAGCATCTCTCTTTGATACCCGGTTTGTCCGAACTTGGCTCGTAAGCTTGGCAGAGTGGCAGTAGGGTATTGAGCCTCCCATGTGGACTTGCCCTGCTGATCTTCGAGAGAGAAGCGCAAAATCACTTTCTGGTGCGTTTTCAGCACCGATTGGTATCTTGTGTCCAGATCGGGATTATCTGCCAGCATTTCGCTTAATATGAGCTCCTGAAACTGGCAGATCGCATAGTTGGGATGCACCAGGTTACCAAGCCAGACTATTTTGCCATTACCTTCCGGAGATAATGCTCCAGCTAGCTCCTGGGAGATCTTCTCCATACGTCTCTTGCCGATGGACTGGTTACCCATGTTCTCTTCTTTATCGATATCATCACAGACGATCAGTCCGGGCCGCTTGGCAGTCTTGGGATTAATAGTTCCTCTATGAGATTGCTTGATACTTCTGGCTCTGATCCTTGCCTTGTTCTTGAGATAGAAGTCCAGATCAAAGGTATCCACAGGCTGCAGCTCCGGATAGTCCATCGTGAGCCGCTTATTATTCTGCAGTTCATGCAAGGTGAAAGCCGTGCGCTCCTGTGCCAGATCTACGTCTGCTGCAGTATGGATTACATAGCGTTCACCCTTGATGATCTTCCAGATGGGATAGACAACTCCCATGAGTACCGTTTTGCCCAGCCCACGAAACCCGGTAATGGCGATGATGCCTGAGCCCTTATCAGTCTCATCGAACATGGTCTCATGTGCTGGGCAAAAAGGTAGGGGGAAGATATGTGGGAAATAGGTGTGACAGAAGAACGAGAAGGCATCCCAGCCTGATTCAGTTGTTCTTCTAATCCTCTCAGCTCTGGCTTCAGGATTATCGTCTATAAAAGGCAAGACGGAGATCGTTTTGGATGCGATCTCCGCCAATGCCTTGTTATGCCGCTGGAGGAACTTCTTAGACATAACCGGAAAACCCCATCGCCATTTTGGGGTGGCGATGGGGACTATGTAGGATGGCAGGAAGGTGCGGGGCCGGAGGTAACAGCCCCGCGCAGGCTGTCCGGATTGGAGGGTCTATGTAGGCTGTAGGAATGTACTTAAGCATTTCTGACTCTCAGATACTCAGCCAGATCGATTACGATGCCATTGAACTGCTTGAGCAGGGTCTCGTGACCCTTCTCGATCATGAAGTCCGTTACTTGGTCAAGGAAGCGAACTACGTAGTCGTTCAGTTCCTTGGAAGGCTCGGAGTCCTTCTGGTTCTGCTTGATCAGTGAGACCAAGCTCTGCAGAGCGGTGTCTGCCGGGTTCTTGGCATACTCTCTGAGTGCTTGAATGAGAGCCTTCTTGCGGGCTAAACTGATCTCATGGTCAAGCTTGCGCTCTTCTTTGAACAGCTCTGCCCACTTGCCGGATTTGATCCACTTGCGGACGGTGATATCGGAGACTCCGAAGATCATCGCCAGTTCCAGCGGATCGGTCTTGCCGTTCAAATAGGCTTCTTTGCAGTTCTCCCGCTTGATTCGGAACTCACGGCTGTTACTCATACTCGGGGCGTACCTTATGCTTTAGCAGATAGAGGTTGAGGTCTTTACCATGAACCCGGAGGGGTCCCTTATCACTTATGCGGTAAGCGGGGAGAGGATCAGCTATGTTATTGA